AGTTCCAATTTTCAGAAGATAATATTTCTATATCAGTATACGTTTGTATTGAAAATAATAGTAATAAAGATCCTAAACTTAATAAGCAATATTGGATAAAAGATTCTTGCTCAAAGAATATAAAGGGATGTGCTTTTAGATGGAAAGGACACAAAGATGGATTACCTTTCGGAGGATTCCCAGGAACGAGACCTTATAACTATCAAACTTAATAAAACTTTAAAAGAGATTAAAGCATTTTTATTGTCTAATTATCCATTTGAATCGGGAGGTTTGGTGGATAAAGATTATAATATTTATAAATATAATAGCGATAATCCGAGTTGTCATAGATTTTTCCCTCCTAACGATTTTTTTCTTAAATTAATAAGAAAACAATTTTTATTTTCTTTCCATAGTCACCTGCATTTATTAAATCCATCTGAAGAGGATATCTTTTTTATTAAAAATTACGATATTCCTATTATAATATATAGTTTAAATTGGGATCGATTTTTAAGTGTAAATATTAAACATGAAACAAGTTATTTTACATGGCCTATTACAGAAGATAGCTTGTGCATCTTTCGAAGCAAAAGTTGATTCTTTTGACGAATTGATATCTTGCATATCCGCCAACTTTGATAACTTTGGCCAGAAAATAAATAAATTGCGTGATAAATTTGACGGATTATTGATCGTTGTAGATGGGATTATAGTTGACAATGCTGCCGCATTGAATAGAAAAATTAAAATAGGAAAGACGATAGAATTGATTCCAGTAATTTCTTTGGCAGCTTTTGCTTCTTCTACAATTCTTTTTACAAGCATAACAGCAACAACTGTGGCTGGAAAAATAGGCGTTTTTCTTGTTAATACAATAATAATGTCTGTTATTTCTTTTGGAATAAGTTTTTTGATCAACAAGTTATTAAGCCCTAAAAATCCAAAACAAGTTCAAACATCTTCTTATATATTCTCTTCAAAAGAGAATACGGCAAACAGAAATACTCCAATACCTGTTTCATATGGTAGATTGAGGATAGGAACGCATGTTCTTAGCAGTGTAGGATTTAATTTTGATTTAAGTTATATACTAAACAATCAATCTCCTCAAATACTTAATACTGGAACAACATCGGTTGGTCTTGTAACAGCTTCAATAAAATGAAAAAAATTATATTACATGGGCTATTAAAGAAAATGTTTTGTGATTCATTTTTTGTTAAAGCGAATGCTTTAAAGGATATTTTTAAATGCATGGCAGCAAACACAAGGGATTATTCAGCTAAAATGAATAAGCTTGTAAAAAAAGAATATGGTTTGGCTTTGGTTATTGATGGGGTTCTTTACCATGAAAATGAAACAGAGCTAGATAATTTTATAAAACTCGCTTCTGAAATAGAAATTTTTATTTGTTCTGGTTTTAATTTTTGGGTATCTTTAACACTTGCTATAGCGACAGCTATTAAAAAACTTACTTTAGTTGCTGTTGCTAAATTTATTTTATTTTTAGCAATTAGCATAGGAATAAGTTATTTAATCTCAATGCTTTTAAAGCCGGGAGATCCGAAGCAGATTAAAACTTCTTCGTTTATATTTTCTGGAAAAGATAACGTGGCCGCAAGAAATACTCCAGTTCAATTAGGATATGGAAGATTAAAGGTAGGCACAAATGTTATAAATGCTGTGCTTTTTAATTTTGATTCGTCTTATAAAGCGACCGTAGAAAACACCTTTCAAACAGAAATCGGCGTAGGAAATTACTCATCAAAAATATGACAGAAAATTCTAGTTTAGATCAGTTTGGAACAAAGATGCTCGACTTCTTAAATAAGAAGGGTTCGTTTGCACCTTTCGCCTCCAATTCAAACAATGGAATCCTTGAATCCACAACAAAGTATTATGTTCAAGATTTGATAGGTGAAGGACCATTGGGTGGATTAGTTGATCCAGATGGTAATGAGCTTGTTCTTTTTGATGAGGGTCAAAATAATAGTGAAATATTTAAAGGCATTTATTTAAATGATTACGCAATAAAAAATCATTTAACCAATACTTACAACTATAATAGATTGGAAATTTTCTCAAGAGCGGGAACAGAATTTCAGTCTTATCTTTCTTCAGAAGGTAGTTCTATAGCAGATAGTTTTTTATTTTCTAATCCTGGGGTTTCTTATTCAATAGATAAAACTCTATATGGTCTCAATGAAAACGCAAATGCTATAACTTTTACATCGACACAAACGCATACTTCTAAATTAAGAGTAGTAAAGGGTTATGTTCCAAATGTCTCAAACACGACTCAATCAACTACAATAAGTAAAGAAGAGCAAAATTTTTTAAATTCTCCTTACGCTGGAGTTGCAAGATATCAGCAAAATTTTTATAGCAATACCAGTATACAAAGAACACAATCACAGCCTAGTGAAACATTTGATGTTTCAGCTTTTAGCGATTATAATTTTCAAACATGTTTTGGAGCTTATCATGAAATAAAAGATGTTAATACTGACTTTTTAATTCTTAGTTTAAAAATTCAAGCTTTGTATAATTTTGATAAAAAAGGCAATACTCAGCCAAATACAACAAACTTTGGAATTAAAATTGGATACAAGTTACGAGATGATTATGCTTGTTATATAGTTCATAGAGTAACTGGAATAGCAAGTTCGCCTTATCAATTTGATTTATTTTTTGATGTTTCTGATTTTGATTTTACTCTTGGACCATATATAAAAGTATTTAATTTGGATAAAAAAGTCGGGCCTACAGAAAATAAAGTTGGCCGAATGATTGGGGTTTCATCTGTTACTGAGATTACATCTTTAAAATTTAGATATCCAAATAGTTGTTATTTTTTAAGCGTTTTTGATGGAAGAGGTTTTACTCAGCCACCAAATAGACAATTCGATTTTAAGTTATTAAAAATCAAGGTTCCTGAGAATTACGATGCCGAATCTAAGACTTATGATGGATTTTGGAATGGCGAATTTGATTCTGTTTTAAGATGGACAGATAATCCAGCTTGGATACTGTATGATTTAATAACAAATTATAGATATGGATTAGGAAAATTTTCATTCCAAGAAAGTTTAGCTGATAAATGGAGCATGTACAAAATCGCAAAATATTGCGATGAACTTGTTCCAACTGATAACGTATCTAGATATAAACCAGTAAAAATAGATTCTATAAGTAAAAACAGCATAACCGTAAGTTCAGATTCAGCTATAGACTTCAAAGTATATTTTCCTGTTGGATCTAAAATAGATTTAGTTAATTTAGGTTTTATAGAAAAAGATGAAGACGGTTTGACAAAAAATGTTTCTAAAAGTTTTAAAAAGATAATTGTTTCAGTTACGAAAATAAATAATACAAGCGCCACCATTCAATTAGTAAATGAGTTCGGAATTCATAGAGCTTGTAGTTTATTTCCTTCTGTTAAAGAATTTTTAAAAACTAACACAAAGTTAGAAAATAGATATGCAAAATCTTTGAATGCTTTAATTACTGCTGTTTCTTCTCCAGCTAACGTTTCTTCTAGCAGTACAGTTGGAAGTCAAAATAATTCAGCATTAACAGGTTTTATTTCTTATATAAAATCTCAAGCCTGTTTTTCAGATGAAGATTTAGCTAACTATACAACTGTTTCAGAAAATAAAGGAAAAGCATCCGCTGAATTTCAAGGATTTTTACCGCTCGTAGAACCAAGATTTAGAGCGAATATTTCATTAAATAGTGAAACAGATGTTATTAATCTATTAAATAACGTAGCTTCGGTGTTTAAAGGTCTTGTTTATTGGTCTAATAATTTTGTTAATTTTGATAATGATAGACCAAAATCTCCAGCCTATTTCTTTAATAATTCTAATGTAAAAGATGGTATTTTTCAGTATTCTAGCTCTTCTAAAGATACAAGATATACAGTTGCAAAAATAACATATTCAGACGAAAAGAATAATTTTAAAGATCAAACTGTTTATGTTGAAGATCAAATAAATATAAGAAAATATGGTTATATAGAAAAAGAAATTATTGGTTTTGGAGTCACTTCTAAATCACAAGCAAAAAGAATAGGTCAATGGTTTTTAGTGACAAATCAAGTGGAGCAAGAATTGGTAAGCTTTACTGCTGGACCAGAAGCTTTATTACTATTACCGGGAAATGTGATATCTATAGCAGATGAAATGAAAGTTAGCGGAAGAAGAGGTGGAAGAGTGGTTTCTGTTTCTGGATCAGATATTGTGTTAGATGATAAATATGATTTTATAGGAGTTGGAGATACAATAGCGTTCATAATTCCTAACTCATCAATATCTCCATCTACTTTAAATAAAGAATCAGAATTATCCAACTCTGGAATATCAGATGCTAGAATAGATGAGTTATCTTCTACTTATATTTATAAATTTACTGTAGCGTCTACAGGTTTAGATGGTAACTTTAGAACTAAAATTGTATTGAATACATCAGGATTAACCGAAGAAGAGATATCTTTGATGCAAACAATTGGCGCTTCTACATTGTGGATATATGATTCTAAATCAGGTAGCTCACTAGCGTATTCAAAAAATTATCGTATTGTTTCTATAAAAGAGAAAACACAAACAGAGTTTGAAATTGGGGCAGCAGAATATGAAGTTACTAAATTTAACTTCATTGAAAACAATAAGAATTTGGCTCCTTCAATACTATTTTCTAATGATCAGGTAAATACAACAGAAATAATACCTAGAAATATTTTAGCGGATGTAGATCTTGTTGCAGAAGGTCTTGTGAGTGATACTTCTAGAAACTTTGATATAAATGAAAAATATGATTATTTAATACCTTCTTTTGATTATTCAGATGGTTCGTACAATAGTTTAACTAATGTAGTCGAAATATTTAATAACCAAATTTATAATTATGCTAGAACAAAAGCGGGTTTAAACGCTTCAATAACAGCGCAAATTAACGGTTTAGTTGTTGAATATATATTAAATTCTAAAAAAATAGCTTATGTGTGGAGATTTGGAGACGCCAGTTCAACAACAATAGCTTTACCACAAACAGAAATGGATTTATCTTTTGAGTTTTTAAGAGTGTATATAATAGGTAAGAACGATAATTTCTTAGTATAAGATGTTTAAAGAATCTACAGTTTATAGCAGTGGGCCATATAAAGTTACTAGTTTGAGTTCAAATTTGAACTCATCAATAGTAACAAATCAACAGGATTATGGTTTTTCTACTGATGTTGACATGCTTTTTGCATATGTAGATAGTCAAATAATAAATTTGCAATGGGACGTTCTTGATCCAGTAACGAATCAATCGGCTAATCTTAATGATGGAATTTTTAATTATTTTACAGTTTCAATATTAGATAAGAATAATGAAATTGTTTCTATTTTAAATTCTTCTCTTAAAGATAAGTTTTATTCTTTTGATGTAGGGATTTTGCCTTCTTTTTCTCAATCTATATATAAAGACGTTAATTTTCTAAGAGATTGTAAAATACAAATAACTTCTTTTACAGTAGATGGTCTTTCTTCTAGCGGTGTTTTTGCATTTAATTTCAAATTTTCAACTTTTGAAAATGTAGAAGCTTCTACAAGTGATAGTATTTTTGTTAATTACGAATTAACTAATAAACAATATTCTACACAAGTATTTTTACAAAAAAGTCCTTCTTATTCTTTTGAATATATAGAAGATCAAAGCGCAGGATTCCCTGCTTCTTCAATTTCTTATTCGCCAGATTATTCTGAAAAGAAGTTTTATCGTTTAGTTTCTCAAGATTTTTATAATACTGGTACTGCTTATAATATTGGTTTAATTAAATTAGATATA